GGCGATTGTTTCAAATCCACCTACTAACTTCTCAGCAGCGTAACTAAAGCCACCGATACCACTAAATAAATCAACTATTTTCATTTATAGGTTCTCCGTTGCTGTTCTTGCATCGTATTCTCCTCTACTCATGTCTCCGTCTAATGTTCCAAGCCATTTACGACCACCTGCTCTACTAAAAGAATACTTGGCAAGCCTGACTTCATTAAGTAACTCTCTGACTAATCCATCAATTGTTCGCTGTGTAGAGTTCTCTAAAACTTTAGGTGCATCTGGATCAGCATTCATTCTTTGTAAGATAGCATCAGCTCCCGATTGCTGTGTTAAAGCTTTACCTTCTCTTTCACATAATGCAATCCATGCAAATAAAGCATCTTTTTTAATTTCACGATTGCTTCCACTATGAAGTCTTGCAATATCTTCAGACCGATCTTCTAATAATCCAGTCAACGTATCACGAATAAAATGTCTAATGTCACGCCTTGCAGGTCCGTTAGACTTAACAACTGCACCATCAAAACATCTGTTTCTCTGATATTCAATACCTAAGTCCTGACATCTTCTGCGACCTGTAGATTCGTCAACTTGCCATATTGTAAAAGCACAACGAACACCATCAACTAAAGCAGACGTACCTCGAATCATGTTTCTTGCTTGTTCTGGAGAAGACACTACAGTATCATCTTTAATCTTTGTCATATGATGACACATCATAACTGCAGCACCTGTTTCTGTAGCTATCTTTGCAAGAAGTCCAGTCAAAGCTGCACCTGCCGCTGGATCAGAGTTCACATCAGCGTGAACAAATGATGCCAACGGATCAAACACGATAAGTTTAAGATTATTCATTTGAAGTATTTGTGCATATATCTTTTCAAACTCATCGCTAGTTCTATAGCCATCATGGGAATCTTGAAGTATAGGAAAAACACCACCAACATTAGTTAATGACACAACACGAAGTTCATGTTCGTAGTTAAACCTAGAATTGTTCGCATCTAAGCGTTCAATTCTTCTGTGCATTTCACCTTCATCATCTTCTGCTGTAAATATAATTGCATTACCGAACTCGGTAATATAACCACCGAAAGCACTTGACATTGGCTGACCAGATGCAACTTTCATAGCCAAGTCCAAAGTCATCATACCTTTACCTGCGTCTCCAGAAGCTGAAAATATAATAGGAACGGCAAGAGGCAAAGTCTCACCAATTAAAAACTTTTGTTCGGGTGCTTGACCTTCAAATCTGCTGATTAACAAACTATCGTCTAGTAAGTTAATATTTCTTTTAACATGTTTTACTGTTGTGCTTAGAAACTGACCGATATCAAAACTCTCTGCAATTGCATCAGCAGCATCCCATCTTTCAGGCTTACCTAAAGGTGGAGTTAACATTGTAACTGACCTTGCCCCTGCATTCATAGCTAAGTCTTGAACAAGTTCGGCTACCTTTTTACCTGCGTTATCATTATCTGGCCATATGATTAATTCCTTGCCATGCAACGGAGAAAAGTCAAACTGACTAGATGATTTGCGAGATAACATTCCCGCACCACCCATAGTACATGTAGCAGTAAATCCCATTTCATTAAGAGCATCAGCACATTTCTCGCCCTCTACCCATATAACCTTATTAGAAGCAGAAATGTTCGGTATGTTGTATAATGGTCTAACATCAGGCATTTTAGGATATGGATTGTTTCCCGTAAACTGACGGAATTCTTTCTTAGGCTTGCCGTGATCGTCCATTGTAGGATTGCCTGCCCCATCTCGCATATTGTATCTTCTGACCATACATATAACTTCACCATCTAAACTAAGATACGAATGCTCGCTATCAAATGGAGTATTGATGTTTATTTGTTGTCTTAATGATTTGTTTATTATTGATTCGGTTGGGATAGGTGCTGCTTCATCTCTGACAAATCTATAAGAATCATCTAAATAATCTGCAAAAAATTCTTTTATCTCTGGAAGTCTCATACCACGACCTTCCATTAGTATCTTTACAATACCACCGACACCACTTGATCCATTAAAGTCATTGCCTTTCATAAACCAAGGCGATCTAGGATTGATATCTATCTTTAAAGATTTTCCAGGCTCTCCGTCTAAAGAGCCAACATTAAATTCATCGCCTCTAATAACACCATTAGGATATGTGTCTCGTAACATGTCTATTTGCACTTGTGGTGGAACTTTATCGCTTATTAATTCCACTAAATCCCTTGATGTCAAATCACGATTAGCATTGCCAAAACTTACTATACTCATTATACTATCCTTACTTCATTGGCTGAAGTTATAGGCGACATTTTTCCTCTACGTTTTAATGTCGTCTATTTTTAACTCCAACAAGTCTCTTTATAATTACACCATTTACAATCAAACATATCTTTTGACTGTGCTATTTTTGGTAACATTTCACCAGCTTTCGTAGCTTGTAATATGTTAACTGCCTTGTCACTTATTTCTTGAGCGAGAAATTTATCAAAAGGAATAAGTTCATAATATATCTCACTGGTATTTTTATTAACTACAGTAAACAAACATGGGTGTTCTGTTAATTCCATATAGGCTTGGTACAATGCAACTTGTGCTGCGTATATAGGATTAGTTTTAGCCATACCTTTTGATTGAAACTCTTTGAACTTCCTATCATTGGCTGACTTATTTTCCCATAAACATGGATACCCCATTTCTACGGGACCTCCACATATAACACCATCTATATGGCCTCTTATCTGACCATCAGATATAGAAAAGCCATATTGTTCTCCAGTTTTCTTTTCCGTTCTCAAATCAAACCCTGCTTGTTTAAGCCAATTAGCCATGCTATCTTCAATTTCATGTCCAAACTGAAATATTCTTAATGTTTGTGGACTAAAATGTCTATCTGCATCAGGCTCTTGACCCATATAACTATATTGTATTTTTCTTGAACACTTCTCCCCAAGTGATGATCCACCTAAATATGTTCTTCTTGGTATACTATCTGACTTTTTCTTAATACCTTTGTCAACATATTCTGCTATTTGTTCTTCAAAAGGGGAGGTCTTCAAGTCCTTTTGGTTGAGGGATTGCCCCGAAGTATTTAATATGAGATTTTGTAACATACTCGCAGACAAACTCATTTTCTATCTCCCTTGATACTTGAATAACTGATATTATAGCTACTATTTGTTCTTCTGTTAAATCGCATAATCTTGTTTCCCATCCTATTTTACCAAATACTTTAGCAGCATTTTTTAATGAATTGTTTTCATTGTCGGCTCTATCCATCTACTTTCTCCATCATCTAAATCTTCATGTGAATAAAAATCTAATTTTAAAATTTCTTCTTCACCAGACATTACCTTGCAACAACCACCTAATATGTCGAAGTCTAATTCTACCATAATATTTTCCATAGCTTCTGTTACTTTATCCATTAATTCGTTTTCACTATTTATATTAGAAGTATGCAAATACATTTTGCCATAAATAACATCCTGAACTCCAACTTTATTAGCAATGTTAATAGAATAATTAAGTCTTACTCTTTCCATCAAAAGCCTCCATAGCTAAAGCAGCATAACCAATAATATCAACCATGCTATCTTCATGTTTAGGTGTTGTAGTAAGCCTTACACATTTTAAAGCAATCATACATCTATAAACATCATGTATTGTTATTTCTTTTTTTAATATAACAGACCACATTTTAGCAATGTTTTCATGTGTTTGATAAGAATCACCATATGACTTTGCTCTTGCTCCTGTTATTAATTGTTCGGCTTTTTTTAACGCTTCACTACGCTGCATTTTTTTCTCCTATACTCATAACTCTATTATCTATATCTTTTTTATTCCACAAATAATTTAACCAACAAGCTGCTTTATACTTATTCCAACTAAAATCCATAGCTCTAATAGTAATGCCTGAACGAGACAAAGCTTCTTTTTGTTTAATGGTCACACCTTCATTTAACCATCTTTTTCCTTTCTTTGCTCCATCACTATCTTCAATCTCTCTTAGGAAGTCATCAGCAGAAGCTATAGCTTGTTCTTTAGTACCAACACTAACCACTCTTAATTTGCCATTAGATCGCTTTACAAGGGCAATAGATATGTCATCTAAGTGTGCGACCATACCAAAGCCATTAAACCCACTAGCACTCATACAACGACCATTATCAAACAAATCAACCCACCTATAAGGAGACCTATCCATAAGATCAACTTCAGTCATAATAAAGTCTTCTAAAACTTCTTTTTCTTGCTGACCAAACTCATATCCACATAAAGGACATTCACGAGAAGATAATGGAACAGTAGATTCGCATTGTGGACAAACCTTTTCAGGTGCTGCACCTGTTCCTCTACCTTCAGATCCTTCAAGGTCAACAGTTTCATCTAATGAACCATGAGTTAATACACTTGTTCCAAAGTCTAAAACTATGCAATCTTTTTTTATAATTCCAGGATGTTCTTCAGGATCTATTGTTCGCAAGCCACGACCAATCATCTGCACCATTGTTGACTTGTAAGAACAAGGTCTTGTTAAGACAATACAACTCACTGGTGGAGCATCAAACCCTTCTGTAAGCACGGCCACATTAACAACGACTTGAATATCTCCATGTTCTAAATCGTGTAGTATTTGTTTTCTTTCATCGCTTGGAGTTTCACCTGTAAGCAATTCGGCTCTTACATTTGCTCTACGATATTCATCACAAACATCTTGAGCATGAACGACAGTAGAACAAAATATAACAGTTTTTCTATTGCCAGCTTTCTCTTTCCATTCTTCTACAATACGTTCATTAATGGCTCGTTTATTCATAATACGTTCAACTTCACCCATATCAAAATCAGATATAGTTTTGCGAACATTTTCTAGTTCTTCTCTAACACCAACATCAACAACAAATGTTTTTGGTGGCACAAGAAAGCCCTCACGAATTAATGTGGTTATTTCTATTTGATGCGAACAATTATTAAATATATTTCGTAAACCTTTTTTATCTCCACGATTAGGAGTAG